TCAACCACCGCGACCGTCCTTCCCTTCGAACGTCTTGATGTGGTGGTCCTGGTGCTCGGGCAGCGGCCCGCCGCGCGTGGCGTCTTTCTCCGCCTCGCTCCAGGGGTAGCCGGACCTCATGAACACCCGATCGAGCCGTTCGTCCTCTTGCCGGATACGGGCAGCCTGCTCGGGCGTGCGATGGCATCCGTACAGGCTATTCGCCGGATCGAAGGGTCGGCCGATGATGCCCTCGATCAGGGCGACCAACTCGTCGACCGTGTGCAGCGTCCGGATATGGATGAAGCGATGGTAGCGGCCGGCACTGTCGTCGCGCAGCCAGCAGAACCAGGCAGACCTGTCGGTCGGCACGTGCGGCGCAAGCTCGATGCCGAGATCCTCGTAGCTGGTGAACCTCTGCAGCGCATCGCCCAGCCAGAGCAGCCAGTGCTTGTCCGGTTGACGATCGAGGCGGTGCCACTTGAAGCCGGCCGCCTTCAGCCAGTCTTCGCTGATCGGCCGCGGATCAACCATCGGAATCTCCGCTCACGTTCGACGGCGTCGCCGGCAAGGGCGCATCGATCAGCGTCTTCATCGACAGCATGACGGCCTTGAACGCCTCTTCGATGCGGGTGACCTCGACCTCGGTGCGGCACTTGAGAATGCCTGCGTGCGCGGCGTGATAGAGCCGGTTGGCCGTCACGTCGGCATGCCAGATGGTGGCGTTGCGCGCGGTCACCATGCGCAGGAGAGCGCGGTCCTTCTCGCGGTCCAGCTCGGGCTCGGTGAGCTTCGTGTCGACATCCTTGAAGCTCATGTTATGGGCCCGATGCGGGTGCCGACCGACGTCCAGGTGACGTTTGCATTGCCGACGACGGCCGCGCCGGCAGCGCCGCCAGGCATCGGCGGCGACGCTGGGTCGACGGCCTCGTCACCGCTGCTGCCGGCCGTGCCCCAGGCGCCACCCGACCCGCCGGAGCCACCGAGCATGACAATGTCGACGCCACCCACGCCACCGCCACCAGGACCAGACGACGAGCCCGCGGCACCGGACCACCCCGCCGGCGCCGTGCCGGCCGTGTAGCCCGGTCCACCGGGCGCGTTGTTGAACCCCTGACCACCGCCGCCGCCGCCGCCGCTCCCGTCGGCGCCATTACCGCCGCCGCCGCCGCCACCGCCACCGCCACGAAACACACCGGACAGGTTCACGATCTCGATCGGCCCGCTCGACGCGTCTAGCGCCGCACCGCCTGGTCCGCCGGCGCCCGTCGCACCGGCTCCGCCTGCACCGCCGGCCCCGGAGACGATGCCGGCATTGATCAGCACCGGCTTCGCGCCGACCGGCCACGATCCCCGGATCAGGGCCGCAACGGCGGTGCTGGTCGCATAGACATTCACGCCGGCATCGATATGGACCGTCACCGGCTGCTGCGACAGGCCGGTATAGCCGTTGGCATTTGCCAACGTACGCAGGTTGAGGTTCGCGGTGTCGGCCGTCACATGGATGACGATCGGCGTCTGCGGTGCACCGATGCCGCCCTCGGGAAGGCCCGGCGCGATCACCTCTTCGGGGATCGGGTCGTACATGCGCGGATCGTCGTCGATCATGACCAGGTCGACGGTGCTTTCGTCGCGCGGCTGGATCGCCACCGCCTTCAGGCGTCCGGCGTACCTCTCGCCCTGGCCGAACATGATCTTCGTCCGCTCCTGCCTACCGTCCGTCAGGATGCGCGGCAGCGCGCCGGCGCCGACGATCAGCTTCGTACCCTCGTCCCCGCCATCGGCCGCGGCGAAGGGACCGGCCATCGTCCCGTTGGGCGCACTGATCGCGACGTAGTGGGCGCCGCCGGCGGACCAGTCCAGCCCGTCAGTCAACGTCATGGTGCGCGTCGCGGCGTCCCATTCGATCACCTCGGCCGACTGGCCCCAGGCCGGCAGGTCATGGCTCACGGCGCAGGCGTCGCCATAGAGTACCATGAAGCCTTCCATCTCGGTGCCCAGCGACGTGATCGCGCGGCGATAGCGGTTCTCGCGGATCCTGTACCAGGCCATGGCGCGCGCCTGCGGCCGGTAGGTCACGCCGTGGAACTGGATGGTCGCTGGATTGCGCCGCGGGCTGTCGTCGAAAGCCTCCTTCACCGTCGCCGGCTTCCAGGAGTTCGGGTTCATGTAGATCCCGTTCACCATGTCGGCCGTGGTCTCGTCCGGCAGCTTGTACTGACGATTGAAGCTGGCCGGCCGGATGTTCCGCGGGGTGAACATCATTGCCGGCGCCACGACGGGGACGTCCCGCACCAGGCGCAGCTTGCCGCCCTGCACGACGCGCTCGGCGATCGAGGCCCGCGCCACGCGCGCCAGCGCTTCCCAGCACGTCACGGTCTGGTCGAAGACGAAGTCGAACGACCAACCCTTGTTTTCCAACTCCTGTTTGCTCGAGTAGATGCCGGCCAGGTCGATGCGGCTGTAAGGCTGGCCGGCGCCGTAGACCTCGTTATGGGCGATGTCGACGAAGGCATCGCACAGGCTGCGGGTCGGTACCTCCTCGTCGTTCATCGCCTCGCCGTTCCAGGTCGGCAGCAGACGGGTGGCGATCACGTTGACCTGCCGGCTGGTCTGGCCGTTGAGGTCGCCTGTCGCCTCCATCTTCACGGCGATACCGGTCAGTCCGGCATAGCTGCGCGTCGTGGTGAGCCGGCCGCGCAGACCCGCCCAATCGATCTGATCGCCGGACGAGACCGACATGTCCTTGGCGTTGGTGCGGCGCGTGCGGAACTGCCAGCGGCCGGCCGCCGGCAGATCGTAGCCGTGGGTGTAGCGCTGCGGCGCGTTGTCGGCCGCGCTGTGCGTCTCGGTGTCGATCGCGGTCCAGGAGCCGATCGGATCGCCCTGGGCATCGATCTGCTGCGCCTCGATCTCGACGATCGCGGTGCGCCCGGCGAAGCCGCCGCCGGAATAGGCGTAGAGGCCACGCGGCGCGATGAAGTCCAGCTCGGCATGGTCGATGACCGAGCCCGGCGGGTTGGCGATGTAGGGCCCTTTCCAGGCGTTGCCGCCGGTGTCGTTGGTCGCGGGCAGCTCGACCTGGGCGATGTCGCGGCACGGCAGGAAGCGCGTGTCGACGATGTCGGGATCGGGCACCTCGCCCGGCTCGACCTGCTGGGTGACGATCGAGGCATAGGAGCTGATCGGCGTTTCGCCGATGCGCACGGCCTCGATGTTGCAACGGCCCTGCGTCACCGCGAGAAAGGTGTGGATGTACTGCTTGTTGCCGACGTAGCGCGCGTAGGGCGGCATGATGTAGTCGGGCACGATCATGTGGCGGCCGTAGAGGACCGGGATCGGCTGGTCGAGGCGCGCCGTGTTCTGCTGGAAGCCGGTCGACGAATAGGTCGGCGAGGTCTGCGGCGTGCCGCCATAGCCGCTCGTCTGGTTCGTCACCTGCGGCGGCGGCGCCGAGAACAGAGACATGATGCCCATGGCCGCCGCGCCCAACGCCAGGCCGATGCCGGCCGTGAGGAGCTGGGCGCCTATGGTGCCTGCCGCAAAGAAAGATCCCAGCACCGGACCGACGAGCCCTGCGAGGTACGGCGCCGCCACGGCGATCGCGACCATGAGCACGATACCAATGATCGCCTGGCTCGCGCCACCGCCTGCCGGCGGCGAGAAGAACAGGACCGTGTCGGTCTCGCGGATGACGGTGCGCGACCACTCGGCCCGCTTCAGCGGCTTGCCGTTGAACAGGCACACGGTGGGCCGGATGAACTCGCGCAAGCGACGGCCGCCATAGGTCGCCGCGATCCGCCGGACCGACGTGTGCCGCCGCAGCGCCGGCGCTCGGCTCACCAGACGGCGCACCGTCATCGGGCGGTGCACGCGATACACCTCGCGCACCAGCGGATCGAACGGGTTGGTCAGATGCACGACCGCGCCCATCACTTCACCTCCGGACGCCAGTAACTGCGGACTTCCCAGCCGAGCATCGAGAGATGAAGGAAATTGTGGAACCGCACGCCACCTTCCGGACAGTGAAGGATATGGCGCTCGTACAGATCGCCAACGAGGACGCCTACATGGGTGGCCACCCGCCCATTGGCCATGAAGGCCGCATCGCCGTGTTCCGGGAACCCCACCTCTTTCCAGCCGAACGAACTGGCCCATGCCGGCATCACCTTTGCCGTAGTGCCGCGACTGACCGGCGACGGCATGAAAGGCACCTCGCGCCCGAAACGCTCGCGCTGCACCAGGCGGAAGAAGCTCCAGCAGTCGTACAGGTCCGGGCCTTCGGCGCCGACCTGGTAGCCGAGACGCAGATAGGCTTCGCTCCAGTGCACGCTCACGCTCCCACCAGCGCCGGGAACTCTTCGGCCGTGTAGGTTCGTTTCGGGAAGGCGCCGCCGAAGTCCATGTCGATGCGGGCCGTGCAGACGCAGGTCAGCAGGTTCGCCTTCACGTCCGACAGGGTGAAGGCCGGGACGGGCAGCTTCTGCGGGATGCTCAAATCGCTTTCGAGATAGGTTCGAACGCGCAGCGTGACCGGCCGGTAATCCGCTGCCGCGCGATCGAGCTGCGGGATCAGGAACCGACTCACATTGTCGATCTGCAGCTGCAGCTGCGGCTTCGCCGTCGTGTCGATCGGCGCCATCTTGAGGCGGAAGGCGACGCTGATGAAACGTACCGTCTCACCCGGCCGCACCGGCGCATCGGGCTCCAGCGTTGCGTCGACCGGCGCCTGGTTCGGCGTCGCCCACGCCGAGTCCGGCTGCCCCATATCGTTCACGAAGGTCGGATGCGCGATCTCCAGGCACGCGATCGCCAGATCGGCGGCCGGCGCGATCGCATAGGCCTCCTTCAGCGCCTCCGTCATGCTCTCGTCCGGCATCAGCGGGCCCACTTGAAGGCGTTGGTGGCGAGCGCCAGCGTCGCATTGGCGTCGGACCGGTGCGCGACCTGCGCCGCCGTGTTGGTGCGCACCTCGATCGTACCGCGGGCGACCAGCGAGCCGGCCAGGTTGCCCTGCAGGTTCGCCGGCACGCTGCCGGGCACGGCGCTGTCGGTCTCGCCGGGATACATCAGGCGCGCGTTGGCCGAGTTCGTCGGATCGCTCAACGTGTAGCCGAGCTGTGCCAGCACCTCGATGCCGACCGGCACCTTGAGCAGCGCCAGCGTGCGGCTGGTCGTGACCGTGGCGCTGTACTCGTTCGTGGGCGCCTTCCATCCGAAATGAACGCCGAAGCCCGGGAGCGCTGCCGTCCAGAAGTCGACGATCGACCCACCCGACCGGCGGAACCAGCCGATGAGGCGCTTCTTGTGGCCCACGCCCAGCGCCGGCGTGGTGCGACTGAGGGAGGTGACGGGCTTCACCGTGCCCGTTGCCGGATCCTTGTCGAGGAAGATCCAGAAGTCGGCGTTCGTGACGGGGCCGCTGTCGAGCGTGCCGGAGCCGGTGCCGACCACCGTGTCGATCGCCAGCCCGCTTCCGCCAGCATACTCGATCCAGTGCGTGCCGTCGTCGGACAGGCAGCCGCCCGCGGCGATCGCGATCGTGTTGGCGCCGTCCTTCGACCAGGTGAGGCCGCGGCCGAGCTGCATCAGGGCGGGTGCACCTTCGAGGCCCTTGGCGGCATCGGGATTGTAGATCGCGACGCTGCCCGCCGCCGCGGCCGGAAGGCGCGCGGCGGTGCTGCCGTCATGGACGAGCAGGTCGCCCTTGGCGGTGAGCGTCGTGCCGCCATCGAGGCCTTTGGTCGTGATCTTGCGGAACTTCGCCGCGTCGAAGGCACCGCCGGCGGTGTGCGCCGTGATCGTGACGTAGGTTTCGCCGAGATAGGTGACCGCCGTCGCCGGCGCGGTCGCGACGCACACCAGGCCGGTCGCCCACGGCACCGGGGTCGACCAGGGCGACGGACCGGCGACGCCGTTCTGCACCGCCAGGTCGATCGTCGCGACCAGGCTGGCGATCGTCTTCACCTGCAGTCCGCCGCCGAAGTCGACGGTCGAGCCGGTGCCGCTCGCGGGCCCGAGTACCCATGCCGAGATCTTGCTCACCAGGGCAATGAGCTGGTTGACGTTCTCCTGAAGGGACGCGCCGATGCCGGCCATCATCAACTCCAATTCCAGTAATAGGGAAGAGCGGGCAGGCCGCTTACCGCGACGCCGAGGCCGCCGATCGCGCCATACAGGACGGCCGGCTCTTCGGTCAGCAGGATCTCGTAGCCCAGCGCGTCGAGTTCCGGGATCTCGCGCACGAGCAGGGTGGCGTTGATCAGCCAGAGGTCGCCGCGCTGCTTCGGCGCCGACAGCTTGCCCTTGAACTGCGCCTCACAGGTCGCGATGCCGAGCGTGGTGAGCAGCGGGATGCCGAACCAGGCGGCGCCCTCCATCGCCTCGTGCTTGTAGAAACCCTGGAAGAGCATCAGCTCCCATTGCGTCAGCTCCCAGATCACGGTGACTTCTGTCGGCGTCTGCGTGCTGCGCCTGCGCGCGCGATCGGGGCCGACCTCGACCTCCGTGCGGATCACGTTCGGCTTGGGCTCCAGCACGTAGCCCTGCCGCAGCGGCAGCGGGATGCGCTCGGGCCAGAAGACAGTGACCGTCATCGCCGCCCCTGCGGCTGTACGCCATAGCCGCCCATCAGGGCGCCGAGGAACTTGCCGTCGCCGCGATCGGCCTTGTCGGCCATCCACTGGTCGAGCATCTCGAAGATGATCTCTTCCTGCCAACCGCCCTGACCGTCCGGCCCGGAATTGCCCTTCTTCGCCTGCAGCGGGTCGCCCTGGTTGATGAGTTTGAAGGTGATGCCGCCCATGCCGCCGCCGGCGCCACCCCGGCCGATGTTGAAGCTGTGGCGTGGATCGTCTTCCGTCAGCACTTCCTCGCGGCGCTTGGCGATGATCGGGATCTCGTCTGCGCCCAGCACGAGGCCGCCACGGTGATAGCGCCGCGCGCCGGACCATGCGGAGAGCGGCAGCTCGCGCGGGTTTGTGCCGTGGAGGCCGACGATGCCTCCCTGGTGATAGGTGTAGCCCGTGCCGGTTCCGATGCCGGGCACGTTCGCGCCGCCCCCGCTGAACAGGCCGGAGACCAGCCCGCCCAGGCTACCGAGCGCCGAGCTGGCGGCCGATGCGAGCGGCCCCGTGATCGCCTGCCTGATCGCCAACCGCGCGAAGTCGGCCAGCGCCGAGTTGACGAAGTCGGTGACACTGAACTTCATCGTCGTCACGGCCTTGACGGCGAAGTCTTCCAGCGAGCGCATGCCGGTCATCATGCCTTCGCTGGCCGCGCGGCCGGCATTCGTCGCCTCGTCGGCATACTGGCGAAGGCCGGCGATCATCCCGTCCGTCGCATCGCGGCTCGCCTGCAGCCTCTGCAGCTCATATTGCTTGCTGGCCTCGGCCGCCGCGCGCGCGCTGATCTCGCCGGTGGCCTGCAGGTCCTGCAGCTGCGCCGTCTGCTGGCGATAGGCCGTGTCGGGATCGAACTGCGCATTGAACTGGTTGGCCGCGCGCCGGCGATCCAGCTCGAGCTGCTGGCGGGACAGCCGGTCGTAGGTTTCGATCTCACGCTCGGCCGCTGCGGCGATCGCAGCGCTGCCGGAGGCCGCCGCCTGGGCCCGCAGCTCGATCGACAGCACAGCGACACGGTTGACGCGCTCGGCCTCTCGCGCGGCTTCCGACGACACTTTCTCGGCTGAAGCGAGCCGCCCGAGCCCGGTGATCTCTTCTTCATAGGCGCGATTCTTCTCGGCTGCCGCGGCGACCGTCGCCGCGGCATTCTTCTCCAGCGTCTGCTGCGCCACGTCGGCCGCCGTACCAGGAGCGATCTGGCCCTGCTCCTCGGCCGAGCGCGCGGCGCCGATCGCGGCGGCCTTCAGCCCCTCAGCGCGGGACTTGCCGTAGGCTGTGGCCACTTCGAGCGCGGCACGTGCCTCGGCACCGAGCAGCGCGATCTGTTCCTGCGTTGCGGTCGACTGCTGTAGCTGCGCGTTGGACCTGGCCTGGTCGGCCATTCGGCGGGCTTCCGCCTCGCCGACGCCGGCATCCATCGCCGACTTGTACATCTGGACCCACGCCCGCTCAGCCGCCTGCAGGTGCTGCGGCAGGCGTGCGATGCGCTCCTCCAAGTCGAGGTCCCGGCGGAGCTTAACTTCGCCGGTCGACAGCTGATTGAGCTGACCATTGATTGCCTGCAGCGCCTGTTCCGCCTGCGCCAGCTGGCTGGGCGAGAGGCCGCCGCGATCGACGAAGTCCTGGATCTGTGAGCGCTTGCCTTCGAGCGCGCGGCGCTGGCTCTCGATGGTAGAAACGCTCGCGATGAGTTCTGCCGCCTCCTTGCTCTTGCGCTCGGCTTCGGCATTTACGGCGGCCGTTTGTTTCGCCGTGGTCTCGGCACCGGCCTTGCGAAGGTCATTCTCCAGTGAGGCGACATTGGCACGCAGCTCGGCAACGCGCTTCTCGGCCGTCTTGATATCGGCATCGATCGTGAGAGGCTTGATGGCCTGCCGCGACTTCTCGCGGAGGTCGGCCAGACGGCTTTCCGCATCATTGAGCCTAGCCCGCTCTTCATTGATGACGTCCTGCGTGAGACCGTTATTGCCGTTGGGCGATGCCCACCGCGCGATTATCTCCGGCGGGCCGCCGAACGGCATCGCGGCGCCCTTCAGCACGTGCGTGCCGGCCCACATCATCCCTTGGGTGATCTGGGCCCTGCCGACCTTGTCCGCGAAGTCCGACCACGCGTTACCGAGTTCCTTCAGGTACTTCGTGGTGGGCGAGATGCCCTGCTCGTTCAGTCCCTTGAAGCGCCGCTCGGCCGCTTCGAGCAGGATGTTTGCGGCCTCGCGCTTCCTGCCCTGCTCCTCAAGTGCGCGGATCTGCTCCAGCTCCGAGGCGGTCAGGATGTTGTACGTCTGGTCGAGACGACGCGCGCCGGCGACCGTTCCGTCCAGGGAGCGGTTCAAGTCGGCCGCCGCCGCCGGCAGCTCCTGGCCCTGGACGCGGGCGAGATCGCGCGCGAGGCCCAGCGCGCGCGACAGATCCTGCTCGCTGTCGAGATTCGGATTGCCGATGAAGGTGCTGAGCGCGGCGCGGGTTTCGGCGCGATCGCCTCCGGCGCGCCGGGCCTCCAGCTTCACCAGGGCGTCCAGCCGCTCCGCCGTCACGGACGCGATGTTGCCGGTCGCCTGAAGCTCGATATTGAACTGGCGCTGCCGCTCGGCACTGGCCGCTGCCGCCGCCATGCCGGGTCCGAACAGGGCGAAGAAGCCGGCGGCGGCGGCACCGGCGATCAGGAAGCCGCGCGGGATGGCGGCGATCGTGTTGGCGAGACCGCCGAACAGCTGGGTGATCTGCGGTCCCTGCTGGATCGCAACGGTGAAAGGGGACTGGCCGCTGCCCAGGCTGGTAAAGATGTCGTTGAACTGGAATTGCAGCTGCGCGGCGCGGTTGGCGCCGGTCCGGCTTTCCTTGTCGGCCGCCTGCTGGGCCGCCCGCTGGGCATCGGCCGCCTGCCTGGCCGCGCGCTCGGCCGACCTGGTGGCCTCGGCCTGCTGCCGCTCCTCCCGCCTCTTCGCCGCAGCCTGGTCGCGTGCTTCCTGCTCGGCGGTCTGCTTTGCCAATCGGGCGGCGGCAGCGGCTTCACGGTCGGCACGGCGCTGGGCAGCGGCCTGCTCGCGCGCCTCCTGCGCGGCGAGCCGGGCGGCGGCACGATCCGCCGCGGTCTGCTCCGCGGCTGCCCCCTGCGTCTCGGCCGCCGTCTTCGACCGCGCGCGCGCCGCATAGGCTTCATCATACTGCGAGTTCCGGCGGCGCTCCTTCTGGACGAGCTGGTCGCCCAGCTGGTCTGCCTCGGCCGCGCCCTTCCTGAAGTCGGACGTGTCGAGCGTGAGCTTGGCGGAGATCTTCAGCGGACTCGCCATCTACCGGACTCCGGTGGCAAGCTCAGGGACCATGAGCGAAGACGATAGGGAATACCTACGGGGACGCATAGCCGGGCTCGGCTTCGCGATAGCAGCCCTCATCGATCACCTCGCGAAGAAGGACCCAGCATTGCGTCGGGAGATGGCCGATCGGTTCCGCGAGCTGGCCCGGGACGTTGAAGAGATGCGCGGGGCTCAGAAGGCATTGGAGGCGATAGCTCGCCAGATCGACGGGTTCGCGAAGAGCGCCGGAGAGTCACGTCCTCGCCTGCGGCTCTTCGAGAAAGAAACCGATCAAGATAACTAAAGGCCTTTTCGATCGAGGTCATGCCGACTTCACCTCGCGAGAAGCTTCAGCGCCTCGGCTTCCATGATCTGCAGGCCCTCGAACTGATCCGGCGTGAGCCGCAGCCCCGCCATCGCGCAGCCCGCTCGAACGCCGGCATAGTCCAGTCCGAGCGGCATCGCCGAGAACCCCGCGCCCAGCCACCGCCATTGCGTGGCGCCGATCAAGAAGGCGCGCACGACCGGCTCCAGCTCGGCCGGCAGCGCAAGCCGATCGTCCACTGTCTCGGGTCCTGATGCTGCGCCGGTCCATTCCGCCATCGTCTCCGCAGGGTTGACGCCCAGCGCGGTGAGGTCGTCGGCGATCGCCGCCTTGTCCTCCGCGCCGGCCTGTCGCGACGCGCCCGGCTTCCAGTCAAACCAGTGGCGCGCCGCGGCCCTCAGTTTTTTTCGGTCATGACCCCGTTCATCGCGCGCCAGTACGCGGTGCTGATCGCGGCGACGATGAAGGGAACTGACAGCAGCTCGTCCCGCGCGGCGTCGCTGTAGGCCAGCGGCTTGCCGTTCTGCGTGAGATCGTCGCCCCAGCCGACGAAGGCGAGACGCAGGCCGGCGAGCGCGCCTTCATCGCCCTTGCCGTTCACCGCCGCGTCCATCTCGGCCTTCGGCACGTGGCGGAACTTGCCGGTGAATGTCTTCTCGACCTGGCCGTCGGCGGTGGGAACGGTGACCTTCACCGGGAAGGTGAACTGGAAGTCCTTCTGGAAATCGAACACGGGTTGTCGTCCTTTCGGGCTGCTACTTCACGGAGATCGTGAGTTCGGGGGAGCCGAGGGTGATGTCGGCCGGGATGTTGAGCATCGAAACGGTGTCTTCTTCCTGCCGCGCGATCGGCTGCAGCTGGGCGAGCGGCACGCTGATGTCGACGATCTTCCCGGCGCCGACGCCGTGCGTGTAGACGATCGGCACCGGCGCGGCGCCGACCAGGGCAAAGAAGTTCTTGGTGGCGTGCGGCAGCTCCTCGATCAGCGTCGTGAGCTTCGGCTTGCGATCCCGCACGATGATCTCCTCACTGTTCAGGAGGTCGCGGTAGGCGCACTCCATGCCGAGATCGAGTTCGAAGCTGCTGCCCAGCACCGCCTGGCCGTCGATCGTGAACGCCGTCGTGTTGGCCGGCGTCGAGGGCAGCGGATCCTTCCAGGCGGTGGTGGTGAGCGCCGGCAGAGCGACCGAAGAGTCCGACTTCCACAGGCCGATCAGGCTGAGCTCGATCTCGGGCGTCCGGCGCTTGGTGAAGCGGAGCTTCGCGGTGCCGCGCACGCCGGCCGCGATGTGCCGCGTGCCCTCGTGATTGTAGTAGATCGAAAGGCTTTCGAAGCCGCTGTGAACCGGCGTGTAATCGACCTTCACGCCGGCCGACACCGTCTCGGCCAGGCCGCAGGCGCGCAGCAGCGGCCCATAGGCCGGCGCCGTGCCGGCGGTGCCGGAGCCCGCGAGATCGATGCGCGCCGTGATCGTCACATGACGGCCGACGAACCAGCCCGCCATGGTGCCGTAGCCGGCGCGGATGACCTCGCGCGGCACCGCCTCGCCATTCAGCGGGTTGATCTCGACGTTCTTCAGCAGCACGGCGTTGGCGACGCCGGTCGGCGTGCTGTCGGTGCCATATGTCGTCTCGATCTTGGCCAGGACGGCCTTGCGCTCGAAGCGGATACCCATGGTCCTGTTACTCCTTCGGGATGGCGGGTGTGGCCGGATCGGCCGTCGGCTCGTCGACCGCCGGACCCGCCGGTGGCGATGATGGTTCGGCTGCCCCCGGCCCTTCGGCCTGGCTCAGGGCAGGCGCCGGCTGCGTCTGTTCGACCTGGTCGAGCTTGCCGTCAGGCTGGCGCAGGTAGCTGCCGCCTTCGGTCGGGTACTTTTCGGGCGTCGTGGCCTTGGCCATCGTCAGCTCCTCTCGGTATGGTCGCGTCTGAACACGAACTGGTAGGAAAGGTGTGTCGGCTGGGCGTCGAGCAGCTCGCCGCTCGCCAGGAGCATTTCGCCGTCCTCGGGATCGGGCTGCCAGCCGAGCAGCCGAGCGATCAGGGCGGCGCGCGGAGCGGCGATGGGATTGTGAACGTCGGCGTCGATCGCGGCCTTCACGGCGACCATCAGCACGATCGCGATTTCCTCGGTGCCGGTGAGGCGCACGCCGTTGACAAGGTCGTTCTCGCCGTAGCGTTCGCGGAACGGCAGCACGAAAGCGGCCGGCATCTTGTCGACCGGGGGCGAGACCAGGCCGAGGAACTCGCGGGCGCCGGCGACATGCCGGAAGGGCGCTGGCGCGGCCTGCAGCCGGGTGACGGTGGCCGAGGCGAGATCCGTCATGACGCCGCTCCCGTCCTGCCCGCGATCAGGTCGCGCAGGATCTCGCCGAACGTGAGGTAATCGTCGTCGTCGGCGCCGAGGAACGGCCGCGCCGGCAGGGTCACCGACTTCGGCGACACCCACCGCCCGTTGGGCAGCCTGAAGCGCAGCCGGCCACCGGAGGATTTGGGCTCGATGGTGACACCGAACTGGTGCGCGGCGGCATACGGGACGTTCGTCCCGACCTCGACCGTATCGTCGCCGACCACCTGGTACGTGTTGGAATTCTTGAGGGTGCCGTGCTCGACCAGTGTCTGCCCGCCCGTCTGCCGGGCGCGCAGGCTCGGCTTCCAGCGCGTGCCGTCTGGCGCCGTGCCGCTATCGAAGCGCCCCAGGGTGGATGACACCCATGCCCCGCCGATACCATCGAGCGCTTCGCGCTTGTCGCCGTCGACCGCTTCGAGACGGCGGACCAGCTCGGCGATAGGCGAGGCGTCGATGACCAGGGCGGCGGTGGGCATCAGAAGCCCTTCAGGCTGTCGGTGGTGAAGAACGGCGCATCGCCCGCGCTCTCCACCTCGAGCGCGCCGGCCGGCTCCGACGAAGACGCCGGCGCGCTGGTGAGCGTCACGTCGCCCTTCGCGATCAGCTCCAGCTGACGGCGTGCCGCCTTGTCGGCGTCGATCACGCTGTCGGGCACTTCCGTCGCATCGCCGTACAGGAGCCGGCGCGCGAGATCTCCGACGATGACGGCGATCGCCGGGTCGACCGGCGAGAGCGGCAGCGCGTAACGGCCGCGCACGAACAGATCCACCACCGAACCGGCATCGGCGATCGCGCGCGCCAGCACCGGCTCGTCCGCCACGCCGTCATTGTCGCGATCGGCGATCAGGGCGAGCTGGGCCGCGCCGAAGCGCACGACCAGGTCGGCGGACGTCAGATAGCTCACGCCCACACCACCGGCGGGTCGACCAGGTCGCGGCGCACGCCGGACGCCTCGATCGCGGCGAGCGTCGCTGCATAGCCCGGCCACGACGTGTTGAGCCGCAGCATCGACCAGAAGCCGCTCTCGGGAACGCCGGGCGTCACCTCGACGCCGTTGCCGTCGACGACGGGCGGCGTCGCCCAGGGTGGCTGCATCGGCGCATGCATCGCGTAGTTCTGGTTCCCGGTCGGGATGCGACCGCTGGGCGGGAAGTCGACGCCGAGCGCGGTGGCGGCGGCGCGGGCCGTCGCCTCGTCCGGATGCTGGCAGTAGATCGGGGATGACCACATGGCTTGAGCCTCCTAGGCCGCCAGCGCCGGCAGCTCGGCGTCGAGTGCCGTGGGCAGATGCCGGATGAAGCGGATCGTCGAGTTCCAGGCCGAGCCGGACGAGCTACGGCCGATCCTCGCGGCGGTGAGGCCCAGCGGATTGAGGCGGCCGGCGGTGGTCTCCGTTACCACGGCGCCGCCATTCAGCGAGGCCGCGAACTTGGCATCGGCCCACCGGATCGCCACGGCGAAGTTCGTGTCGTTCGCCACGGCGCCGAGATCCAGATCACACTGGTCGACGCCGCCGACCGTGGCGATGGCGTGCAGCTTACCGTCTGTGCCGTAGCGCAGCGTCCGGCGGTTGTTGCCGCTGCCGTCGTCGACCTGAAAGGCCACGTTGACGGCACCGCCGCCGATCTTGCGCGGCGTGCGGCCCTTCACGATCCAGCACTGGTCGGCCAGGGCGTTCGGGTTGGTTATGAGCGCGACATCGGCGGCGCGCACCACAGGCGACGCGACAGACTGAACGTAAGACGTGTAGCAATCTTCAGTCTGAAGGTTTGCGCCCCAGACATAGAGGCTGCTCACTCCGTCGCCGGAGTAAAGATAGATGCCGTTCGATGGCGCAAGGTTGATGACTGCGGTGGTCGACACCGTCACAGTGGCCGTCGCAATAATTGTGCAGCGATACCAGCCACCGCCAACATCTTGGATGAAACATGTGCTGCCGGCTGCGGTCGTTCCGATTGTTCCTGCGGACACATCGAACCAGTTGCGGAGGTTCGAGGTGAAGGCGGTAGCCGGAAAGCTGAGACAGATCCAGTTACGTGTGCCTGCCTTGGCGTACACAGACAAGGCATAAGTCTGCCCGGCCACATAGGAAGTATTGCGGGTGAGGTGGTGTGAGTTGGACGCAGTGCCGTCTTCGGTGACGGTTTCTGCGGTCGTCGTTCCGTCCGGCGCAGCAATCGAGTTCGCCGTGACGCTGCAGCGCGTCTTGGTCCACGAGGCATTTTCGAACTGTTCCGTGTAGGAATAATTCGACGTTGAAGCGTCCTCGATAATGAGGCCACGTGGCGTCAAGGTCGCAGGATCGTACTGGAAGCGCGGCGCATCGGTGGTTTCCGGAACCAGCAGGCCAGCGCTGTTGTAGCGCCAGCCAGTCGAAGCGCGGGTGAAGGCGACACCGGCCGGCAGCACGCCGGTCGTGAAGTCGTAGGACCCCGACAGGAATGGGATGGCCGCGCGGATCAATTCACCAGGCGCCATGCGCTTGGACTGGCCGGCGCTCGCGTCGCCGACCATGATGAAGTCGGCCGCGAGATCGAGATCGCCGGACGCCAGCACCGGCAGCGCCGAAACCTTCACATCAGCCATTGTCTGCTACTCCATCAGGATCGTGTCGCCAGCTTCCGTGACGATGCGATCGACGCCGTTCTCATTGGCGAGGAAGCCGCGGGCCCAGCGGGCAGCCATCCCGCTCACCAGGCCGATACGATTGAGGGCGACCAGCAGCATCGCGGGACTCCTAGTTGAATTCCTGGACGTCGACGTCGGCCGTGAGGCCGGCGCCCGCCAGGACGGACAGGTGCGTGGACTTCGCCTTGTCGGTGCCGGCCGCGTTCTTTCCTTCGAGCGACAGGTAGATCCAGCCATCGTCGAACGAGAGGCGAAGATCCGTCGCGCCTGCCACGACGGCGCTGTCGCCCAGCTTCACGCGCACCCTCTCCGCCGACCGGACACGGACGCCGACAGACACTGTGAAGGCCGTGAAGGCCGTGACGTTGCGCGCCGCGGTGCCGGCGGCCGGCGCGATGGTGTGGCAGCCGCCATCGAGCGGGTGCAGGACCTGGACGGAGCGGCCGGTGCAGTCTTTCGCGAGCATCGGCTACTCCAGCTCGACGATGTCGACGTAGGCCTGCGCGCTCTCGGCCAGGATGCTGAGATGCGTGATCTTCTTCCTGTCGGCGCCGGTCTTGCCGGCGAGCGAGACGAAGAACCAGCCATCCTCCGTCGTGAGCGGAAAGTCGCTCAACGCCGCATCAACGGTGCCCTCGCCCAGGCGCACATGCGCGACGGCGCCGCCGGACCGCACCCGCACGCCGACGACACAGGCGCGGCTCGCGAACTGGAGGGCGATGCGGTCGCGGGCGCCCACCAGCGGGGAGACGCGCTGCAGCGTGCCATCGATCGGCTGCAGCACCTGGACGACGTTGTCGTTGACATCGCGCGGCAGGGCCATGGCTAGATCCTGTCCCCGTAGCCGACGCCGATCGGCTGCGACGGCGGCGAGACGACGCCCGGCCAGGCATAGGTGCCCGGTCCTATGCCGACCGCGCGCGACGTGACCCACTCGGTGTCGCGGCCGTCCAAGAACACCTGCAGGTTCACGCAGCTGGTCGGTGCATCGCCCCAGACGCGGACGATCATCGCCGGATAGACCTGCCCCACCTCGACACGGTTGCCGACGTGCGCGCCGCCGCGGCGCTCCGCGATGTTGGCCACGTCGCTCTCACCGAGCGTGTAGTGGACGATGCGTCCGATGCCGGGCTTCAAGATCAGCCCTCCACCTTCTCGCGCTCGACCTGAACGGAGAAGTGCGGGTCCTCCTCCAGGCACGCGATCATGGCCTCGACCTGGTCGGGGTCGCGCGAGGCGAGCTCGTCGCCTTCCACGATCGTCTCGCCGGCGGGCCAGTGCTTGTCCCAGCCGCGTGGGCCACGCCACAGCGGCGCCGTCGCCACGACGGTGAGCCTGGTCGCCTTGCCGATCGGCGCGGCGGTGTCGTCAATGGTCGTCTCGTCCTTCGGCTTCCGGGCCATCGTCTGCTCCTGGTTGATCGCTTCGGAAACCTCGCGCCAGGGCGAGGCTTGCGAAGCGGGCGGCGCCTCATGTCCGAAGGCGCCGCCCGGAGGGCTCCGATACGCTGGAGCCCCCTCCTGGGATGGCTAGATCAGGTAGGGCGTGATCAGCGTGTCGACCGCTTTGAACAGCGGATTGCCGCCGCCGGCGGCGAGCGTCGCCGTGTTGAACAGCTCGTCCGCCGCGTCGCGGTGGGCCGGCTCGCCGACGAACAGATCGAAGCTGAGGCCCAGCGCCTTGCCATGGTCGCCGAGCAGGCGTTCGCCCATCTGGCGCAGCGCCTTGAAGTTCGTGGCGTCGAGCGTGGCCTTGGAGCCCAGCGCCATCTGCCAGAAGCCGAAGCCGGCATTGGCGCGGCCATCGACACCGTAGAGCAGCTCGTCGCGCATGAAGACGTTGGGATCGGTCGGCTTCGTCAGCTCGACATAATCGAACTTCTCGCGCTCCTGGAAGATCAGCGGCTTGAGCGGCCGCTTGGTGCACAGCAGGAACCAGGGCGTGCCGGCGCCGGCCTGGTAGTTGCTCTGCGTCGCCGTGGTGCCGTCTGCCGCGATGTAGGGATGGTTCGCGTCGAAGAAGGGCTGACCGTCGTAGCACTTGGCGGTGAAGCCGGACTTCAGCAGGTCGTACACCAGGCGGTTCGGGAAACGCGCGGCCTCGTCGCCCATGAACTTGAAGCGCGGCGCGTAGATCCCGACCCGGTCGTCGTTGATGTCGTCGCCCTTCACGCCGACAGTCAGCTCGAACTTCCGATTGCGGATCTTGTAGCCTTCGTCCGCCAGCTGGTTGATGACGCGGTCGCCGAACCACTCCCGGATCATCGGGATGTCCTTCAGCCAGCCATACTCTTCCTCGCGGTTCTCCGAGGGCACGAGCGTGGCGATGCGGTTCCAGGTGCTGTCGGCGTAGGCCGTCGCAAAGCCTTCCTTGAAGGCCGACTTGAAGCCGATGTTGGTGGTGACGAGCTTGCCGCTCGAGACGCGGATCATGTGAGTGTCTTTCGCTGGGAGTTACGAGGGGCTTCGTCGATCGCGATCAGACGAAGAGGACGTGAACGCCGAACGAGTCGACATCCATGATCTTGCCGGCTACCGGCCTGGTGCTGCTGCCGTTGGTCTTGGCGACGGTGGTGTCGTCGACCACGAAGCAGTCGTTCCCAATGTCGGCGATCGTGATCAGGTCGCCCGACGCCGAGTTGGCGAACACACCGATGATGTTGCGGCGGACGCGCACCCTGATGTCGCCGCTGGCGCCACCGGTGTTGTCGGCCTGCCGGTGGGCGACGCCGAGCGTCTTGTTGGCCACCGTGGCGCTCGCCGGCACGCCATAGCCGGTGGCGTTCTTCTGGACCATCGTCCCGGCGAAGATCTTCACCGCCTGGAATACAGGGAGCGAGAGTTCGTCGCCTTCGCGGATGCGCGTCGGACGATCGGCAACAGCAGCAGTCATCGTGAGGTCTCCGTGAGGGTCTTTGTGTCAGTGACGGATCAGGCCGCGGCGCTTTCGTTCAGCGTCGCGACATAGGTTTCGTGAGAGACGCCGAAGCGATCGGCCTCCGCCTTCTGCTCGGCCGACATGGTCGCGACCGTGAGCTTGCCGTCGCCCTGGGGCGGGTTGCCGCCAGTGCCAGGTGCGACGATGACGGGCGCGGTCGACAGGAAGGCGGTGAGCTGTTCGTGCGACATGCTCTCGGCCCATGCCTTCATCGCAGGCGTGAGCTTGCCGGCCTTGGTGCCTTCGTCGATCAGGCGCGTCTTCGTCTCGGCCGTCAGCGTCGCCAGGCGCTTGGCGACGTCGTCGTACACGCTTCGATCGACGTGCTTGGCCGGGTCGATGCCCTGGGCGCGGATGGCCGCCAGGATCGCATCGGCCGACGCGTCGGCGCCGAGGCTGGCGGCGGCGCTCAGGGTGGCGAGCTTCGTCTCCAGAGGCTTTGCCAGGACGGCCACGACCTGGTCGGCCTTCATCGCCGACAGCGCCGAGATCTCGACGCCGGCCTGCTTGCCGAGCGCCGTCAGCAGCGCGCCGAGCGGCGTGAAGAGCTTGAGGAAGTCGTCTTCGGTGGTGGTCGCGGGCAGGCTCAGGGCCGCCAGCATCGTCGTCAGCAGTTTCACAGGTCGCTCCTGGTTGGGGTGTGCGGAGAAAAGCGCGGTGGCGGTGTCGAGCGCCGGCTGGTTCGTCAGCGACGCGCGCGGCACGAGCTGCACGACGTTCCTGTCGTCGTGGGCGATGGCGGCGGAGAGGTAGCGGTAGGTGCGCGCCTTGATCATCGACAGCGCATCCGGCAACCATTCGATGCGCGCCCAGATGCCGGGCGATCCATCGGGACCGGTCGCCGAGAGTTCCTTGATCCAGCCCGCGGCCGGCGCCGGCTTGCCGTTCTGCGGCGCCCGATCGAACTGGTGCTCGTAGTCGACCAGGAGATCGATGGTGCCCTTGTACTCGTTCGACAGCCGGACGATCCGCGCGGGATCGTCCACCGTGAAGGACCGGCCGTCGCGCGCCCGGTTCACGCCAGGCGCCATGAACCGCACCCACTCGGGCGGCTCGGCCGCGCCCGCCGCCAGCAGCTCGATCGGCCCGAACGGCGTGGCCTGCCCGCCGCCCGAGGCGTCGAGCAGGGCCACCGTGAGCGGGCTACATCCGAGCCTCCCGGAAAAGGCAGTCGCGAATTTCTTGACGCGGTCCATCATGCCGGTGGACGCTAGGGCCCGTGGCGGAACGGGTCAGGAGGGAAGGGCTTCCCCTGCGGTCCGCTCCGCTCCCGTCCTCCCCCGTCCGACCGCCGGCCTCTTCCCCACCCCGGCCAGGGCACCGTACTTCCCCTCCCTCGATCAGCCCGCGGATGGCCCGCGCCGGGCCGCAAGTGCGTCCGAAAACGCGTCCGAAGGATTTTCGGGCACACCCGGGCTGGGGGCGGCCCCGCCACGCGCCTCTGGCGCGGCCTGATTTGCCCGCTCAGGGGGCCGAAAAGGCCTGCTTGATGGTCAGGGCTAGACTTGCGCACGGAGCGCGTGGAAAGTTCCGCCATGACCACCCGCCAGCCGATCCTTCGCCGCCGTGGCCTTCTCCTGGGCGCGGGTTCGCTCCTCCTGAGCCGCGGCGCGGCGGCGGGGGTCGGACTACCCGATCACCTAATACCGCCTCGGCAGCTGGCGTTCGGCCGGGTCATTGACGACTATTTTGTGCGGGCGTCGGAGGTGACAGGCGCAACGGCCCGACAGCAGCTGGTCCGGGAGCGCGGTCGCGCTCTTCGTGCTGCGCTGGAGCCGTCGGCGCATTTCGAGCGATGGATCTGCGTCCGCTACATGGCATCTCCGAACAAGGGAACGCTTTTCGTCATCCTCGGCGCGCTCGGCACCCGTACCAACGCCTCGATCGGCTTCAACTCGATGGACCTCAGCGGCAAGCACGCGGTCGACATCGGCGTCAACTCGGAGGCCGGCAAGATGCTTCTGTCGATGAAGGAGCGCGCTGTCTTCCTGGCAAGCGGGGCTCTCTTCCCCGATGCGGACGACGGCTTGCTGGATGGCAACGGCATCGGCGTTCGCTCGTCCGAACCGAGCGAGTTCAGCGATCCCGCATTCCTCATGCGCCTCGATCGCGCGGAACAGCCAGCCTGGCTCGAGGATCTGGTGCCGCAAATCCTGCGCCCTTAGATCTCGCTTCCTCGCCAGATCACGCGACCGAGCACCCTCGCCTTCGTCGCCTCTTGAGGTGAGAGCCGGACAGATTCGAAGGACTTGTTGTCCGGCCGCAGCGTCAGCGACCCGTCAAGCTCGCGCTGGGTACGCCGCACGACGCGATCGCCTGCGAAGTCGAACACGAAGATCTCGCCATCGACTATACGCGTCGAGCTTCGGTCGACGACGAGCAGTGCGTGCCGCTTGATCGTCGGCTCCATGGCATTGCCAGGGGCCTTCAAGACGCCGAGGTGTTCTTCAAACTTACTGTCGTAATTGGTGCTTAGCACTTCGCGCGGAAATTGCAGAGAACCTTCTCCGTCCAGCCTTTGCAGGAAGACTGTATCGTCACCGGCGCTGAATGATTTTCCTGTGGATGACTTCGGCTCGCCGTCCCGGTCGAAGGCGAGATAGTCGAGCTTCACCCCGGATTTCAAGGCGAGGGCGGCCATCGACGCGAAGTTAGGAACCGCCCCTTCGTTGATCATCGTGTTCACCGCATCGGTCGACAGCCCCATCGCCTGCGCAGCTTCCGCCTTCGAGGCGAAACGCTGGACCGCGGCTCTGATCCTTTCGCCAAAGCCGCGAGCGAGCGGGCCGTAGAGACGCTGCTGGGGCGAGGCGACTTTAGGCATGCAGGTACGCCTCTAGTCGCAACGAGCGGAAAAAAGACGCCAAAATCGAATGTTTAGCCGTTGACATTGAGCAGAGGCGCTCATTAAGGTTCCTTAACGTCTTTAACCGTCTCCGGGGAACGGCTTGAAACAGCGTCCTACTCCTAGAGGTTCTGCTGAATGGACGAGGGCGAACATCGTCGCCGCCATCAAGAACAAGGGACATACGCTTACCGGTCTCGCGAAAATCAATGGCTACTCGGAAGCAGCCGTCAGCGTCTGCCTGTGCAAGCCTTGGCCCAAAGTCGAAGAAATCGTTGCCCGAGTGATCGGCGTTCCGGCGCATGTCATCTGGCCCCCCCGCTATGACCATCGAGGCATGCCGATTAAACGCGGCAAGACCAAGGAGTCTAGAGGGATGATTCACGGCACGGTCGGTAAGCCCGGCCGCGCTGGTAGCAAGTTTAACCGGCCGCTCCCGTGAAGCGCGCCGTCCCCTTTTCGCTGCAGCCGGCGCTGAAGAATTACCCCTTTGGCGTCGCAGCCCCCTCCCCGTCGCCGGCTTCCCCGACCGCGACGGGATCACCTGGCCCCGACAGACATCGTGACCCCGCCGCCGCTGATCACCGGAGCGAGATGGTGGATGTCGGGGCCGACTTTTTCTCCGCCGCCGAACTCGCCGCGCTGAAACTGAAGGGGCTGCCACCACGCCGCGATGGGATTTCGCGGCTTGCCACGAAGCTCAAGTGGACACACCGCGAGCGGCAGGGCCGCGGTGGTGGCCGCGAGTTCCCCTTGTCGGCGCTGCCGGCCGATACTCGCGGCGACATCCTGCGCCGCCGGTTGCTGCAGGCCACCGCAAGCGAAGCCGCGACCGGCCGGCCGCACGCGCCGCTACCCTCGATCGCCAATCTCAAGTCACGCCAGGCCGAACGTCTCTCGGCGCGGTCGGTGCTGCTCGCCGCTTTCGACCGGTTCAAGGGCGCCGGTTCGGATCGCTCGGCACTGGACGCCTTCGTGACGGCGCTTGCCGCCGACCAGGTCGAGCTGCCCGAGTGGACGAAGCCTTTTCTTCGGAGAGTGCGGCAGCGCACCCTCCGAGGCTGGATTGCGGCACGCAACGCCGGTCGCGACCTCGAGCTGGCGGGCCGCTGGGCGGGTGGCCGCAAGTCGGTCTTTGATCAGTCGCCCGAGCTCGCCGAGTTCGTTCTGGGCGCGCATGCGGCGCAGCCCTCGCTTCGGATCACGGATCTCACCGATCTCATACCGACGAACTTCCCCGAGGGCGTTCCGGACGGCGCCGGGCTGCCCCTGCCCTACCCATCGTCCGCAACGGTCGCGCGCTTCCTGAAGGCCTGGAAAGACGACGCGGCTAACGCGGTCGCTTTGAGCGCATTGAACGATCCCGACCGCTATCGCTCGAAGTTCCGCTTCGCCATTGGCAATGCCTCGGCCGGCATCGACCGGCCCAACCAGGTCTGGCAGATCGACGCCTCGCCGAGCGACGTGATGTGCAGCGACGGCCGCAACAGTATGTATGTCGTCGTCGACGTGTTCTCGCGCCGCATGATGGCACTGATCGCTCGCACGCCCCGCACGGTCGCCTCGCTGCTCCTGGTCGCCCGCGCCATCCGTGCCTGGGGCGTGCCCGAGCAGCTCTCGACGGACAACGGCTCCGACTTCACGTCGAAGCATTTCGTGCTGGCAATGCACCAGCTCGGCATTCACCACCATCTGGCACCCAAGTTCACCCCCGAGCGCAAGCCGTTCATCGAGCGTGCGATCGGCACGATCCAGTCCAAGTTCATGCCGCGCTTCGAAGGCATTGGCTACGGCGGCAACAGCGTCGCCATGCGCGCCAAGATCGAGGCGCGCAGTTCCTTCGCGGCCCGTCTTGGCGAGAGCCCCAGGGAGCGGCTCGGATCGTCGGTCCATTCGGGTGATCTGCAGGATGCGCTGTGCGCCTGGATCGCCAACCGCTACGAGACGTCGCCGCATGCCGGCCTTCGTGGCCGGACGCCGCTCGATGTGTGGGAGGAGGCGACACAGATCCACGTGCCGCGCGTTGCGTCGGACGAGGCGATCGGGCTCCTGCTGATGCCGCCGGCGAGCGGCGCGGTCCGCACCGTCACCCGCAAGGGCGTCACGGTCGACGGCATCGACTATGTCTGCCCCGACATGCTGGTCGGCCAGCGCGTCCAGGTCCGGCTCGATCCCGCCGATCTCGGGAGCGTGTGGATCTACACCGACACCGATCCGTGGCGCTTCATCGGCATCGCCACGAACCTCGACCTACAGGGCATCGACCGCGCCGAGGCCGCCGCGAAGATCCGCGCGCTGCAGGCCAACCTCGTCAAGGAAGGCAAGGCCGAGATCCGGCGTCTGATCCGCGGCGCCGACATCCACCGCGTCCAGCGCGACTTCATCGGCGACACGCCGGCCGCCGCGACACCGACCGGTGTCGTTACCTACCTGACGCCCGCCCTCGCGGAGGCCGCCCGCGCGGCTTCGACGCGCGGTCGACGGCCGGTCGAACCGGTGTCGCCGGAGGAACAGGAAAGACACGCCGCCTTCGTCGAACGCTTTCACGCTGACGAAGAAGCCGTGCCCGAGGAGCAGCCGGCCGAGCGCTACGCGCGCTGGAAGATCCTCAGGGCACGTGCCGACGCCGGCACCGAAATCTCGCCCGACGAGGCCGAGTGGCTGCGCAGCTATCCGACGACCGGCGAATGGAAAGCCCATCGGATGGTCGAGCAGTCCTGAACGACGGCAACGCATGACGTTGCCTAACACGAGAAGAGCCGGCGGCGCTTCCAACACCGACCGGCTCCGAAACCCGCGTAACGCAAGAGAGATACAAAAATGAAAGACAAGATTGCCCCCGTCAAGAACGTGCTGCGTCTCGCCGAACTGGGTGAGTCGCTGACAGACCGCGCGGCCCGCACGCCCGGCATCGGTGTCGTCTACGGCGAGACCGGCTTCGGTAAGTCGACCGCGCTCACCTGGTACGGCGTGCGCCAGGTGCGCGCCGTCTACGTCCGCGCCTTCCAGGTGTGGACGCCCATGACCATGCTGGAGACGATCGCCGGCGAGCTGGACATCACGCCGCAGCGCAGCCTGGTGAATACGCTGCACGCGATCGTCCGCGAGCTGGCGACCCAGAACCGCATGCTGATCGTCGACGAGGCCGACTACCTTGTCGACAAGAAGGCGTTGCTGAACACGCTGCGCGATCTGCACGACAGCAGCACCATGCCCTTGATCTTGGTTGGCATGGCTGACTTTGTGAAGAAGCTGAAGAGCCGCATCGACCAACGGCAGTTCGCCGGCCGAGTGGCCTTCGAACTCGAGTTCAAGCCACTCGATCTCGCCGATACGACGATGCTGGCCGAGCAGCTGCTGAACGACGGCATCACGGTCGCCGACGATCTGCTGACCAAGTTGCACACCGCCAGCGAAGGCAGCACGCGTCTTGCCTGCGTCGGCCTGCAGCGCATCGAAGCCTTGGCGATCAAGAAGGGTCTGAAGAAGGTCACGGCCAGCGACTGGGGCACGCGGCCCTTGCACATGATGGAGGTCGGCCCGCGCGCCACCCGCATCGCTTCGAGCGATCTGCGCGCCTGAGGTCGACCGATGACAAGACCCACCAAACCGCCACGCATCCCGCGCGCCCGGGAGCTGATCTGGCAATCCCTCCGCATCATGCGGAAGGCCACCACGGCATCGCTGGTCGCCATCAGCGAACGGCCGAAGAAGTCGGTCCAGCGCGAGCTGCGCGACTTCGTCCGCACCGGATATGTCTGCGTCGACAATCCCGCCGCCGGCTATCGCGAGCGGGTGCACCGCATGATCCGGGACACGGGCCCGAAGCCGCCGCTGTTCCTGATGAAGGGCAAGCAGGCGATTGGCGCCGTGGATCGCAACACCCGCGAAGTGTTCGGCGTGGACGGCGGCAAGCCGCCCCGGCTGGGGCGCATCGCCAACTGGATGCAGAAAGAGCGGCTCACGCCGGTGAGGGTCGACAAATGAGCGGCCAGCATCTGACGAGCGCGCGAGGCGCGTGGGGCGAGGAAATCCCGGACTGGATCGTCGCCCTCGCCACCGAATGCGACGAGATCGGCATCCGCGCGGTCGCGCTGAAGGCCGGCCTGTCGAAGACGACTGTACATGAAACCGTCCGCCGCACCTACAAGGCCCGGCTCGACAATGTGGAGCAGAAGGTGCGCGGCGCCTTCATGGGCAAGACCGTCGATTGCCCGGTGCTCGACGAGATCACTGTGGATCTCTGCCTGGAGAACCAGAAGCGGCCGTTCTCGGCCGCCAACCCGACCCGAGTCGCGCTGCACCGCACATGTCCCACGTGCCGGTTCAACCGCAACGCCCGCCTCCAGACGAAGTAACCGCAAGCTCCGTAGCCCGAAGGAGTCTACATGTCTCAACTCTCCGTACTGATAAACGACGCGCTCGGCGCGATCGACCGGCATCCAGACCCGAGCCGCGAGCAGCTGCTCGAAGCCCTCGCGACGCAGCGCGAGCTGCTGGAGCGTACCCGCGCTTTCGCCGAGCGCATGGAACGGGCGCGTGCAGCGCATCCCGGCAAGGTGCCGATGTTCGCCGCCGCCGGTGCGGCCGAGCAGCTCTACCAGGAGCTGGCCGCGACCGGCGTCTTGCCCGGCGTGACGTCGCACCGCTGCGTCGTCATCACGTTGAACCGCTTCCCGCGGAGCCACGCATGAGCACGCTGTTCGACCTGATCGCCCGCCTGTTCGGCCGCCGCCGGCGCCGCCTGCATCGCACGCGCGCGCCCCTCACCTTCATCAAGCACTAGAGGGCTCCGCATGTCCGATATCGCTACGACCTCGCTTTCCCAAGCTGCAGGAGATCGTCAGCCTCCGCGGCCGCTGAGCCCGCAAGGCTTCGGATCGCGCGAGCGCCTCCTGAGGCGCTGCCGCGAACTGATGGCGGCCGGCACGTTCCGGCCGACCGCAAAGCAGCTGGAGACGCCGACGCTCACGCCGAAGATCATCCGGTACTACTACGACTCGATCGATGGCCTTTACCTGGACGCGCTGGACGCCCCCACCGCCCTGGCGATCGCGACGCGCATTCTCGGCACTGCCCGGTACTGGGTCGATGACGACGACATCGCCCGCGTCGCCCATGCCGCCGTCTTCGGGAGGCTCAGCACATGAGCGCGCCCCCCGTTCCCGAAGGCTCGGTGATCGTGGTCACCGTCTTCCGGCCCGCCAGCTCGTCGACCGGCATCGGCACCTGTCGCCTGATCGCCCAGACGCCGCTGTCGGCGCCCTGCGTCGCCGAGGAGATCGCAGCGCGCCTGCCGTTCCTCTTTGCCGACGCCGCCCTTCCCAACCTGCTGCTGCCGGGTCCGCCGCTGACAATGCTCCTGCAGGTCATGCTGCCGGCCGGCGAGCTCGTCGCCCATGCCGCGAGCGCCAACCTGCTGAGGGCGGCGCCGCTCACGGACATGATCGCCGCCTGGAAGCGCGACCTGCCGGAGATCATGGCCCGCACCTTCGCGGGTGTTGAGCGAAAGCTCGAGGTGCAGTCCCGCCTCGCTCCGGCCATTCCGGCGGCGGTGCACTGATGGACGCGAACCCCATCGTGCCCCGCGGCACCCTGATCCATGTGAGCGTCCGGCTGCCCGATCATGTCGGCGGCCAGGGCGACGCCTTCCTCTACGTCGCCGCCAGCTCACGGCCGCTCGATGTCGTCAGCGCCGAGATCTCGCGCGAGCTGCTCGCCCGGCTCACTCGACCGGCGACGAAGCCATGAGCGTCGAGCCCCTGTCCGTCGTGCCGGCCGGCACGACCATCGACATCAGGATCACGCTCCCGCGCGGCGCCGGCGCCGACGGGTTTCGCTGGCGCGCGCCCGAGCGGATGCCGATCGACCAGGTCCGCGCCGAGATCGCGAAGGACCTGGTCCCGCGCTTCTTCCGGAACTTCCTGCCGAAGGACGACTAGTCGGCAGCGAGCCTGCCCCTCTCTCCATGAATGAGGCCAACATGCCCGAAGATCAGAAGCCCTTCGTCCATCAGGACGGCACGTCCACACCGCCGGGCCGCACGCCGGCAGCCAAACTGCTCGACACCAGCGCTCTCGCCGTCCAGGTGCGCGAGTTGCAGCGCGAGCTGGCGCTCCGCAAGCGCCTGTATCCCGGCTGGGTGGATGCGGGCCGCCTGCTGCCGGGCGTCGCCGACGAGCAGCTGCGCATCCTCGGCCGCGCCATCGAAAGCGTGCAGCTTCTGCAGGAGCCTCGGGTCAATACGACCGTAACGGCGCTTAAGTCGCTCGACCCGTCGATGCAGGCGCTGGTGTCGGACGTTGCCATCGCCCTGGCGACGAACACCGCCGGCCGGCAGAACCTCGCAATCGCTCTTCGAAAGCTGATCGAGGGTCGGCCGTGAGCGGGCCCGGCGATCGGCGGGACTGCCCCGTGCTGACCTGCAGGAACACCATCCCGGCCGACCAGACAATGTGCGCCGCGTGCTACGGCGGGCTGCCGCAGCACATGCGGGTCGCGATGGACGCAGCGGTGCGCGCCGTGCGGCGCCAGCCGACCAAGTCCAACAGGATGCGGTTCGACACGGCGGTGCGGAACGCGATCCGCATGGCCGGGGCGGTGCGGCCATGAAGTGCCCGATCTTCCTGTGCACCGCCGGCATCCGGCACGGCCACCTGATGTGCAGCTCGTGCTGGAGCCGCGTGCCTGGCACGCTGCAGGCCGGCGTCAAGCGGACCTGGTCGGCCTATCGCCGTCAATTGCGGCCCGGCAATACCGAGGCCGTCCTGGAAGCGCGCCGCTCGTATCTCAGCGCGACGCAGGCCGCGATCGACGCGGTCGAGGCCGGCCGGCCATGACGACGCATCCGCTCCTGGATGCCGGCGTCGAGCTGGACTGCGCGCTGCGCGAGCTGCTGCGCGGGCCGGTATCGACCCGCCGGAACCATAGGGTGCGCGACGCCCTCGCCGCGGTGCGCGCCGAGGTACTGGCCCTTTCCGGCGAAGCCGACCATCGGCCCACCACGATCGACGACGTGCGGCGCGTGCTGAGCCACGCCCGCTCATGTGGTGTGCCGTGGGTCGAGATCGTGGCCGTCGTCAATCACCTGCAGGGAGACTGACCATGGTCGGCCGCTCGACCCTCGCCGCAATCCATGTCGCCAGGAAGCAGCTCGACCTGGACGAAGACGACTATCGCGCGATGCTCCGCAGCGAAGGCGGCGTCGCCAGCGCCCGGGATCTCGACGAGGCCGGCGCCCGCCGTGTCATGCTGTGGTTCGACAATCACGGCTTCAAGCGCACCGGCATGTCGAAGGGCACCGCCGCCGATCGCCGGCCGATCGTGCAGAAGGCGCGTGCGATCTGGATCTCGCTCCATCAGCTCGACGAGGTTTCGAACCGCAGCGACAAGGCGCTCGACGCCTTCGCGAAGAAGGTGACGGGCAAGGAGACGCTCCACTTCTGCACCAACGGCGAGGCCGGGAAGGTGGTCGAGGCGCTGAAAGCGTGGGCGGAGCGCGTGGGCTGGACGCCGGGTGCGCGGCCCGCGCTCAGCCTGGTGCAGGTCCAGTACCAGCGCCTGGTCGCCAACCGCGTGGCCGTCGGCAACTGGGTCCGGAACTACGAAGCGTTGCCGGTGGCAAGCGACAGGTGGCTCACGAGCTGCGCTGCCGCGATGGGTGCCGCGATCCGCCGGCTGAAGCTCGGCACCCGACACAACGCCCCCTCACAGACGGAAGGCACATGACCGTGGACAGCAAGAAGACGAAGGCAGGGCCGATCTCGGCCGATCGGCTCAAGAGCTTCATCGAGCGCATCGAGAAGCTCGAGGAAGAGCGCCGGTCGATCGCCGGCGACATCAAGGATGTCTACAGCGAGGCGAAGGGCGTCGGCTACGACGTGGCGACGATGCGCAAGATCGTGGCGCTCCGCTCGATGGATGCCGCCGATCGCGCCGAAACCGAGACGCTGCTCGACGTCTACAAGCATGCGCTGGGGATGGTCTGATGGTGGACTACGTTCCTGCTTCACAGGAAGCCGACGACGCGCTCCGCGACGACGTGCTTGCCCACCTCGGCGCCCTGGCAAGCGACCCGGTGAAGGCGGCGGCCTTCGCCAACGGCCTGATCCTCGACGGCACGGCGCACCGGCTGAAGATCATGTCCGGCCTGCAGCAGTTCATGAAACTGCCGCCGGCCGAGGCCAGGCTCCGTGTTCGCACCCGCATGGCCGACCTGATCGCCAGCCGCGTTTCGGCGGCCGGCTGCGTCACCCACGAGGATCTGATCGCGGGCGGCTTCACGCTGCAGGAGATCGAGGAGCACTTCACCGAGGCCAAGCGCGCCGCGCGCGTGGCTGGGATGGTCGTCTGATGTCCGACCGGGCCGCAAATCGATCCCGGCCGGCGGCCGCGTCGAGAGCGGCCTCTGATCCTCGCATTTCGTTGCTGAGGGGCGCAGCAAGGGCACTCGCAGAGGAGCTTGGCTTCGAGGCTGCGGAGCTCCTGATGCGCCATTTCGGCGGCATGCAGATAACGGTGCCTATGAGGCCGCGGAAGGCTTCGCCATTGCTGAGGTACCTCGGCCGCGAAATCGCTACGGCAATGAGCCGCCTCTATGGCGGTGGCCAGGTAGACGTCCCGATGCCCCTGGGGAGGCGCATGGAGACCTTAGCTCGAATGCGAGCAATCCAAGAGCATCCAGGCAGTCACAACCAGGCGGCCCGGGAGTTTCAATGCACCCGCAGATGGGTTCGCATGGTGCGGAAGGCGTCTCGCTCAATTGGGCCCCTGTTCGACTAGCCGCCCATCGGTCACAGCCTAGGTGCAGTATGCCCGACTTGGATCCACGAATAGCGACGCTCGACGGCATCGCCCGCGAGCTCGCGCTCGAAGCTGGTTACGACGCCGCACTTCGGCTGATGCTGCACTTTGGCGGTCAGCGACACTACATTCCCGATAAGATTCGGCGGTCATCTCAGTTCTGGCAGAAGCTCGGGCCGGATATCGCCAGGGTGTTGCCGCTCTGCGCTGCTCGTCTGGGCGGTTCAAACGGACGACAAAACGAGGTCGATATCCCGACAGGCAGCCGACTCGACCGGGCCATGCGCAAGACCGCGATAGCCAACTTCAGAGGCAGCAAAAACCAAGCTGCTGCGGCGTTCCACGTGAGCCGCCGGACGGTCCAACGCTATAGATCCAAGGCTCGCGAGCCTACCCTGTTCGATCTGCCGAAGTAGACAGCGTCTCGCAGTCAGGCGAAAGTCGCGCCAACGCTGCAACGAATAGACGAGCCGGGGGATGCATGCTGGATCAGGACACTCGATACGTGTTCTTCAATCGGTTGGTATTGGGCGTCAACAAGGCAGACGCCGTCCCAGTGCCAATCGACGACCTCCTGTCCGGCCTTCTCGCCCGCTACAATAGCGACGAGAGCTTCAAGGAACTGGACGGGAATACTGCCACGATCCGGATCAAGCGTCTCGATTACAGCCCGGGCACGAAGGCGTTAACGCTCTTGTTCCAGCTTGCGGACCAGAAGGTGGCTGATCCGTCCTTCGCCCACCTGAAAACAGGTTTGGCCCGGCGGGTCAAAAAGAGGAACAATGAGGGAGGCGCGGTCACGGCCCACGTCGTAATCGACTTGGAACCCGATGTCGAAGGCCAAGCGAAGGGCTCGACGTATCAGTACCGCATGATGATCGAGGAGGTACCGCGGCTGAGCAGATTGCACATCACGTCGCTCCTGCATCAAGAACTCAAGGCAGCTTCGAAAGCGGCCGGGCTGACGTATGAGCCGCAGGAGGGCAAGAAGTTGACTGTTCGGGCAAAGGCCGACATTGAGGGTGAGGTGGCAGACCTCGACGAGGAGCTGTTCAACGGCACGGTGCGCGCCGTTGAACTCTATTCCTACGAACAGGTCGGAGACGGACTCGACGACGAGTATAAGCTCAAGGAACGCCGGCGCTCGTTAATCCTTCGGCCGGCGGAGCCCGCAACGGGTTCGAAGATTGAAGCCTTCCTCCGATGGGCGCAGCTAGAGGGAAAGAAGGAAAAACTCGGTGGGATGCGCCTGCGCTTCTCGCGAGCTGACGGCAAGGAACGGACCGCGGCTTTGGCCGTTGCCACCGATCAGGACCATCAGGTCGAACGGATCGCCAACGCCCTTGTCCGGTGCAAGTATCTCAAGGGATTTGATCCACCGCTGGAGCAGTGTGAGGACGAAATCCGGAGCGATCTTGCTCTTCGCATGCTAAAAGCTCTACGGGCCTGATTTGACGACGGCACTGTTCTTGGGCACAGCGTCCGCGTGCCTACGGGAAGGGAGGGCGTACCAATGGATAGGTTCGGCCGACTGATTGCTCCTTTGTCGTATCTTCGCGTGCACCAGGTGCCCCGCAACAAAGCAGCGAAGCGGCGTCTATACAGCACCAAGGTGGCATACGACTACGTCTGGCCCGCAGTGGGCGGCAGCGTCGTGGCAGCGCTTGCTCTCGCCCCGGGCTTCCGTACCAACGCTATTGGCGTGAACGTGTTCGGTGAGTACGGCATCGTCCACGGGGTTAATCAGCTTCTGCAGCTGCTGGTAGGCTTCTATGTGGCCGCACTCGCGGCCGTGGCCACGTTCTCGCGCCCTGGCTTGGATGAACCGACCGGAGGCGACCCGCTCATCTTAGACCAAAAGACAGACGATCCTCTTTCCCGTAGGCGGTTCGCCTGCCTGTTGTTTGGCCATTTGGCTGTGGTCGGGTTTACTCTCTACATGATCGGCGTACTGGCGATGGCAATGGCGCCCTCGCTGAGAGAGCTCCTGGCCGGTCTAATCCTGCAGGTCGACGGCGTGTCGATTAACGTGGCGGCGGTAGTGCGAATCGTGTTCGCATGGCTTCACTTGGTGGTCTCGACGCACCTGTTCATCGTGACGCTGTTTGGCGTCTACTTCCTGGCCATTCGTGTGCAGACGATGCCATCGCGAACATTGCCGACGACGCCAGCCGCCTAGGTTTCACGAGAAACCAAGTCAGGGAGACACCTGTCTCCCTGCAGCGAAAATCTGACGGTGCCTATCTTCGAGCCTCTCACTTGCAGAGGCCCGGATGCAAGCCTTGGATGTCGAACCGGTGCCCCCGCGCTCTCTCACGAGGTAGGCACCATGGACCCCCGCACATCCCGCGGCTTTCTTAACAACAATCCGGGCAACGTCGACCGCTCGGCAGACGTGTGGCAGGGCGAGATCCGCGATCCGGCGGACCCGCGGCTCACCGACTTCCAGCGCAACGAGCTGGTGAAGGGTCGCTTCGCCGTGTTCGCCGAACCACGGCCCGGCATCCGCATGCTGGCGAAGACGCTGTTCGCCTATCGCGACCGGCTCGGCCACCGCACCGTGCGCCGGATCATCAACACCTGGGCGCCGCCGGTCGAGAACGACACCGGCGCCTATGTGAACGCCGTCGCCGCCCGCGTCGGCGTCTCGCCCGATGCCGAGCTGAACCTCAACGACTTCAAGACGATGAAGGCGCTGGTTTCGGCCATCATCATCCACGAATGCGGCGGGATGCCCTATGCCGGCACCGAGATCGACGACGGCCTGATGATGGCCGGCCTGGTGAAGCCGGTCGGGATCACGACCTCGCAGACCGCACAGGGCCTCACCATCGCCTCGGGCGGCACGATCGGCGGCGGCGCCGTGGCCGTCATCCAGGAGGCGGTTGAGAAGCCGATCCAGATCCCCGCGCCGCCGCCGCCTTCCCTGCCGGCGCCCGACTTCGGCAGCGCGGTCAGCAGCACACAGGACGCCCTGCGGCAGACGGCCGACACTCTGGCGCCCATGGCGGGCACGTCGCAGACGATCGACTATATCCTGTTCGCGCTGAAGATCGGCTGTGCCGTCGTCGCCCTGATCGGCATCGGCCTCGCCGTCCGGGCGCGCATCATCCAGATGCGGCGCGACCAGAAGATCGCCGCCGTCGCCCAGGAGAGCGGCCTGTGAGCGTGCTTGCCGCGATCGGCGCCCGGCTGGCCGGGTTCTTTGCCGGCCTGTGGCCGAAGATCGTCTTCGTCGGCGCGATCCTGCTCGCCCTGGTCGGCGTCTATGCCGCCGTCCGCCGCTCGGGCCGCGACGCCGAGCGCGCCGACCAGCTCGACGCCGGCTTGAAGACGATCGGCCGCGCCAACCAGGCGGTCCAACGAGTCGAGCCCACTGCAGAGGCCATCGCCCATGATCCGAACAATCTCGATCGGCGGCGCTAGCGCGCTCGGCCTGGTCGCCATCGTGGCGGCCTGCGCTTCCGTCGAGGCGCCGCCCGCGCCCGTCGCCGTCTGTGAGGCGCTGCGGCCCGACCTGCCGGTGAAGTATCGCGGCAACACGACCGATCCCGAGACGATCGGCAACATACGGCGCGCGAATGCCCGCTTCGAAGCGGCCTGCCCGCCCGCGGTGCGCTGATGGACTGGAAGGCGGTCGGCGACTTTGCGCAGCTCGGCCTGATCTTCGGCCAGGGCATCGTCCTGTTCGTGCTGTTCCTGCTGAAGGGCACGTTCGCGACCAAGAAGGACCTGAGCGGGGCGGTCGAGCTGGGGTCGACGGCGCACCATCGGCTCGACCTGCTGGAGCAGCGCGTCAACCAGCTTCCGACGCACGACACCATCGTCGAGATGCGCGAGGACATCGGCGAGCTTCGCACGGGGCAGGCCAAGAGCGAGGTCAAGCTGACCGGCGTCGACGAAAAGCTGGATCTGCTGCGGACCAGCGTCACCCGCATGGATGAATTCCTGAGGTCCACGAAGTGAGTTCGTACCACGAACACCAGAGCCGGCATCGGCGCCTGTCGATCCTGCTCACCCTGTCGGAGGCGCCCGGCTATACCGGCAACGACAGCTACCTGTGCATGGTGGTTAACGAGTTCGGCATCGTGAGCACCCGCGACCAGGTGCGCAGCGAACTCACCTGGCTGCGCGACCAGGGCTTCGTCACGTCGCGCGAGGTCGCGAACACCATCGTGGCCACGATGACGGAAGCCGGCGGCGAGATCGCCGCCGCCCGCCGCACCGACCCCGGCATCGCCAAGCCGTCGCCCAAGAAGGGCTGACATGGCGCCGCGCAGCTCGATCGAACAGGACCCGCGCATCAAGGAGGCGGCCGACGAGGCCATCCGCTCCGGTGCGACCGTCGATCAGATCCTGGAAGCGCTGCAGGGGATCGGCGCCGACGTGTCGCGCAGCGCGGTCGGCCGTTACACCTTCAAGGTCCGCTCGACCATGGCGAAGCTGCGGGAAGCGCGCGAGGTCGCCAAGGTGTGGGCCGACAAGTTCGGCAGCGAGCCGGACGGCGACGTGGGCCAGCTGGTCGGGCAGGTCCTTCACGCCGTGGCCTTCGCCCAGGCATCGCACATGGCCGACGCCGAGCCCGGCCAGGAAGACGGGCCCGGCCCGCGCGAGGTCATGTTCCTCGCCGGCGCACTGAAGGACCTGGCGTCGGCGGGCAAGATCAACGCCGACCGCATCCTGAAGGTCCGGAAGGAGACGGCGACAAAGGCGGCCGACGAGGCCGTGAAAGTGGCGAAGGCCAGCGGCATGACGGCGGACACTGTCGCCAAGCTTCGCGCGGCCGTGTTGGGAACGGCGGCTTAGAGTGACTCTGCCCTCTACTCAGGATCAGATGGAGGATCGGTTGGCGTCACATGTCGCAAATGGGACCGGGCGCCTTGTTGGCGCGCCTGGCATGACGATTTCCGGCGACCCTTCGAAGCCCATTCGATCCGACGTCGACACGAGCGCGCTCACGGCTGCCGAGCAACAGGAGATAATCGGTGGCGCCGTCACTGGCTTCCTGCCGATCGAGGTGCCGGAGCCGCCACGCGGTGACGACGGCCTGCCGATCCTGCTGGGCTATCAGGCTCGCTGGGTGGCCGATCCGGCGGACGTCAAGGTCGCTCAGAAGAGCCGGCGCATCGGCCTGACCTGGGCAGAGGCCTTCGATGACGTGATGATCGCCGGTGCCGAGAAGTCGGCTGGTGGCACGAACTGCTTTTATATCGGGTACAATTTCGAGATGGCGCGCGAGTTCATCGCCGCCTGCTCGATGTGGGCCAAGCATCTCAACCAGGCGGTGACCGAAGCCGCTTCCGGCGAGTTCCTCTTCCGCGACAGCGCCGAGGATGGCGAGACGCGCGAGATCAAGGCCTTCCGTATCACCTTCGCATCCGGCTACTCGATCATTGCCCTGCCCAGCCGGCCGCGATCCCTGCGCGGCATGCAGGGTGTCGTCATCCTGGACGAGGGCGCGTTCCACGACGACCTGCCCGGCATGATCAAGGCAGCGATGGCGCTGCTGATGTGGGGCGGCAAGGTCAGGATCATCTCGACCCACTTCGGCACAGGCAATGCCTTCAATGAGATGGTGCAGGACATAAGGGGCGGCCGGAAGCCCTACAAGCTGCACACCATCACGCTCGACGATGCGCTGGCCGATGGCCTGTTCAGGCGCATCTGCTCCGCCAAGGGCACGCCCTGGTCGCCGCAAGCGCAGGCGAAATGGCGCGAAGAGCTGATCGCCAACTACGCGCCCAACGACCAGGAAGAATTGTTCTGTATCCCGTCCGAGGGCGGCGGCGCGTACTTCACGCTCGCCGGCCTCGAGGCGGCGGCGGCCGAAGGCATTCCGATCGTGCGCTGGCGGGCGGAGGATGCCTTCGCGCGCCTTCCGGACGAGAGCCGGAAGCAGGCGGCCCTGCTCTGGAGCCAGGTGGAACTCGCCGTCGCGCTGGCAAGGCTCTCTCGTGACGATCCCAGCGCGATCGGTGTCGACTTCGCGCGATCGGGCGACCTCACCGTGATGTGGGTATTTCAGACGGCGCGGGACAATCGCCGCCGGACCGGCCTCGTCGTCGAGCTGCGCAATATCCCCTTCACCGAGCAGGAGACGGTCTGTGCCGCTCTCGTGCGAGGCGCACCGCGCTGGCAGGCCATGAAGCTCGATGCGACCGGCAACGGCGCGTTCCTGGCCGAGCGCATGCAGCAGCTCTTCGGCGCGTCGCGCGTAGAGGCGGTGAAACTGTCGGCAGACTGGTACATCGACAACTTTCCACGCTTGCGGGCGGCAATCGACGACCGGACCGCCATCCTGCCCAACGATCGCGACATCTTTGCGGACTTCCGCCTCGTCAAGCTGGTGAACGGCGTGCCGCGTGTTCCGGAGAATTCGCGCAATCCGGAACGAGGTCAGAGCCGCGAGCAGCGGCACGGTGACAGCGCGATCGCGGCCGTCCTGGCCTATGCAGCTTCCCGTACAGAGCCCTTCACGACCGAAGGCTACCTGCCCGTCAAGGGCAGCCCCGGCGACCTATACGAGCCCGACGCCGATCGGCGCGGCCGCATGCGCATGCATGCCGACGATCTCGACCAAGACGACGACGATTTCCGCGCCGCCGATCGGCGCGCGACGTGGTGAGTGAGGACCCATGAGCGAACAGGCAGTGACGTTGGACTTGCTCAGCAAGACCGCCGAGGACCTGGCCGGCAAGCGGCGCGCCCTGATGCTGGCCGCGGCCGACATGGAAAGCGAGGTAACGGCCGTGCGAAAGCGGCACATGCCGGGGCTTCGTTCGCTGGCGCTCAAGGTAAGGTCGGCGACAGACGGTCTCAAGGTGCTGGTTGCCAAGGTGCCCGAGCTGTTCGCCAAGCCGCGCAGCCGCAAGGTCGCGGACATCCAGTATGGATTTCGCAAGGGCTCGGGGAAGATCGAGTGGGATGACGAGGAAAAGGTCATCGCGCGCATTCGATCGAAGCGGCCCGACCTCGTGGCAACGGCGATCGTATCGAAAGAGAGCGTCTCGAAGGAGGCGATCGAGCAGCTCACCGCTGCCGAGCTGAAGGCGCTGGGCATCACGATCACCGGGGCCGGCGATGCCGCGTACGTGAAGGCCAAGGATGCCGACACCGACGCGCTGATCAAGCTGGCACTCGGCGAGGAGGGCTGATCATGGCCCGGCAGCCCCTGCTACGCGACCAGAACGGCGAGACGGTCGACACTTCGCGGCTGACCGAGGAAGAAGGCGGCCCGACCGTAACGGGCGTGCGCCAGCCGATGCCCGAGCATCCGTCGTGGGGCCTGTCGCCGGACGGGCTGGCCGCCATCCTGCGGGACAGCGAGGGCACCAACCCGGCGCGCTACTATTCGCTGCTGGCCGACGTCCAGGAGCGCGAGTGGCATTATCGCGGCGTACTCTTCCAGCGGCGGGCCGCGTTGGCGCAGTTGCCCATCACGGTCGATCCGGCATCCGACAAGTCCGAGCATGTTGAGCACGCCGACCTGATCCGCTCCATCGTCGAGCTGCCCGAGTTCACCCATGCCCGCTTCGAGCTGGGCGATGCGCTCGACAAGGGCATGGCCTTCGGCGAGGTCATCTGGGAGACGAGCGCGAAGCAGTGGATGCCGCGGGCGATCAAGCTCAGGTCGCAGACCTGGTTCCGCTATGACCGCGCCGACCTGGAGACGCCGCGCCTGATCGACGAGCACGGGCAGGATCAGCCTCTGGCGCCCTACAAATGGATCGCCCACCGGGCCCGGCTTAATTCCGGCATCCCCATCCGCGACGGCCTCGGCCGCGCCGCGGTGTGGGCGTGGATGTTCAAGAACTTCAGCGTGAAGTCCTGGCTGATCTTCCTCGATCGCTACGGCCTGCCGATGCGGCTGGGCAAGTTCCCTACCAGCGCCACGCCGGCGGAACGGTCGCAGCTGCTGCGCGCACTGCGCGATCTCGGCCGCGACGCCGCGGCCATCGTGCCCGAGGGCATGACGATCGAGTTCACCAAGGCCGATGGCGGCGCCGGCGGCGGCGCGGCCTTCAAGGAACATGCGACCTACTTCGACGAACAGCTGTCTAAGGTCGTGCTGGGCCAGACCGGCACGACCGACGCCAGCAAGGGCGGATATGCGGTCGGCCGGGTGCACGAGGGCGTGCGCGATGCGATCGCGCTCTACGACGGCGCCATGCTGGCCATGACGCTGATCCGCGACCTGGTGCGGCCGGCGATAGACCTGAACTTCGGCGCGCAGGAACGCTACCCGTTGATCAAGATCGGGCTGGGCGAGCAGAAGAACGTCGAGCTGCTGCTGAAGAGCATTCCCGAGTTCGTGTCGCTCGGCCTGCCGGTCGAGGCGTCGCAGATCTATCCGCTGCTCGGGCTCACCGAGCCCGCGAAGGGAAAGGACGTAGTGCTGCTGCGACCGGCATCGCGTCCCGAGCCGGGCGAAGAACCCGGCGGGGAGTCGCCGCCGCCAGAGGAGGTTCGGGCTGATCCTTCGGGCGGCGGCGGTTCGTCCCGACGCACGGCGAAGCTCAGCGCCGAGCCGGTGCAGGCCACGCCCGATGCGATCGACCGGGCGACGGATCAGATCCTCGACGATCTCGGCTGGGTGCCGGAGCTTGGTGGGCTGGAAGCCGACCTGGCGCAGGTCGCGACCCTCGAGGAGGCCGAGCACGTGCTGGCGCTTTATCTCGACCGCCTCGGCACCGACAAGATCGCCGCCGTGCTCGCGCGCTCGCGCTTCGCGGCGCGCCTGGCCGGGGAGACCAGCCGGGCGGAGGGCTGATGCCCGCCGCCGTCGACTTCCGGCCGCTGCCCTTCGTCGAGGCGATCGCGGCCTTCGCGCGTCGCGCCGCGAGCCCGCGCGCCACCGATCGCTGGACCGACATGATGCACGACCAGCACTCGGCCGAGTTCACGGTCGCGCGCTCGCTGGGCTACGACATCCTGGGCGATATTCACCAGGCACTGAAGCAGGCGCTGAGCGAAGGCCGGACCTTCCAGCAGTTCGCGCAGGAACTCACGCCCGTGCTCCAGGCCAAGGGTTGGTGGGGCGACGTTGTCGATACGGATGGGTCGGTCGTGCGGCTCGGCAGCCGCCGCCGCCTGGCCACGATCTTCCATACCAATCTCCGCACCTCCTACGCCGCCGGCCGATGGGAGCAGATTCAGCGCACCAAGAAGGTGCTGCCTTATTTAATGTACACGGCCGTGCGCGACAGCCGCACGCGGCCCGAACACCTCGCCTGGCACGGAACCATCCTGCCGGTCGATCATCCGTGGTGGGACGAGCATTACCCGCCCTGTGGCTGGGGCTGCCGGTGTTCGGTGCGCCAGCTCACCGAAGGGATGGCCCGGCGCCTGGGCGGCGTCACGCCGGTGCCGCCGACGGGACCGCCGCGCCAATGGCTCCATCCCGGCACCGGCCAGCGCATCCAGGTGCCGCACGGTATCGATCCGGGGTGGGGCTACAACGTCGGCAAGGCGGCCCAGCGTCTGCGCGAGGCCGAGCAGGCGGCCCGCCGAATGGCCGAGGCCGCGATCGCCGCCCCGCCCGCTGCCGCCGCGATCCCGCAGCCTCCTGCTGTGGCGCAGGCGCTGGCGCGCGAGTTCGCGATTTGGTTCGACGGCGTCGATCTCGACCGCCCGCGCGGGGAGGCTCGCGTCGTTGGGTTCATCGAGCAGAAGGCGCTGGACTGGATGGCGAAGCGCGAAATGCCGCTTCCGCAGTCCGGCGCCGTCGTCGTGACCGATCACGTGCTCGCCCATGTCTTCCGCGCTGCCAAGGGCGCGCGGCGCCCGCCGCTGGCCGTCATCCGAATGCTGCCCGAGCGGTTCGCGGTGCCCGACGCGATCTTGTGGGACAATGTCGAAAACAACATCGTCTATGTCTTTACCCTGCCCGACCAGAAGGCGACGCGGCTGGTCGTTCGGATCGACCGACAGGTGAAGATGCGAGACGACGGGGGGCAACGAGTCCGCATCCGGGCAAATCCGGTGGTTCACGCGCAGCTTGTCGATAGTCCGATGCTCCAGGACCGGACGCGTTACAGCATGATTGCCGGGCAGATATGA